CTTCCAGCCTTGCTTTCTTTCGTGCTAATAAGACTCATTGGCATTTCAATTCCGTTTGTGCTGTTGATAACCACAGAACTTGACTCAACAGGGGCAATAGCCATAAGTGTTGCATTACGAACTCCATACGTTTTCATCTCCTTACGCAATGATTCCCAATCTAACTCGGGGGTAAAATCTGCTATTTCATTGACACCTTTGGTCCTACGTTCCCAAGGAAATATGCCTTGTCCATAGTAGGTCTTGTCACTGTCCAAACAGCGACCACGTTCTTTGGCTAATTCGACTGTGGCCTCAGTTAGATAAAATGCCTGGTGTTCCATCCAGCTTTTTACTTCTTGTAGTGCATCCTTTTCGCCATATTTAAACCCACGCTTGGCGTGCCAATAGGCCAGATTAGTAACACCAATACCCAATGGCTGTATTTCATCATTGCTTAACTTACTCTGTATGCTTAGGAAATCTTGGTAATCAAGAATGTTACAAAGACTACGTTGTAAAATACGACAGGCACGACGCATATCTTCCGGATTACGGAATTCTCCCCAATTAATACTGCCCAATGTGCATAGTGCGATTCGGCCACTAGCATCATCAAGTCTTTTGAAAGGCACGGTAGGTAGGAGAATTTCACAGCATAGGTTTGATTGATAGATTGTATGATAGTCAGGATCGAAAGGTCCTTGGTTCATCACATTGTCAATGAACACAAGATAGATACGTCCTGTATCAGTACGCTCTTTTAATATGCCACCTTTAAAGACTTCTTCAGCAGATATTGTTTTCTTTCTAAGTCCCGACTGCTTTTCATATTTTACATAGAGTTCTTCGAAGAGCTTTGAGTCTCTGTAAAAAGCTTCGTAAAGATCTGGGACTTCATTGGGGTCAAAGAACGTGATGTTTTCTTTATTTTTGAATCTTCTCCAGAACAATGCGGACAGGACCACTCCGTAGTCCATATGTCTGACTCTTGTTTCTTCAGTTCCTTGATTGTTCTTAAGAACAATAAGATCATCAAACTGATGATGCCAAATAGGATAAAAAACTGTAGCACTAGCATTTCTAATTCCACCTTGACTGCAACTCCTTAAGTCACCAAACCACTTTTTCAGGAACGGAATCATTCCTGTGTGCATAATCTCGCCACCACGGATAGGCGAACCCAATGGGCGAAGCCGACCGATTTCCAATCCAATCCCCGCTCTCTTACTGGCATATTTTGCCATCATTTCGCCGCTAGCAAATATACTGTCAAGATCATCATCACTGCGAATAAGCACACAGCTAGAAAACTGTTTGGTAGGAGTACCAAGACCAGCAAGCACAGGAGTGGCAAGAGTAAAGAGCCCATCAGAGGCAGCATTATAATATTCCTTTATGTATCTCATACGAGCACTGTTGGGTTCTTCCTTGTGGAACACAGTGGCAGCAGCCACCATATAACGAACCTGTGGTGTTTCGTAGATTTCTTTAGTTGCTCGATTTTTTACTAGGTACTTTTCAATCAACTGCTCAATGGCAGCATAGCTATATTGCTCATCTTTGTCATTTTCAATGATTTCATTCATCTTGTTCCAGTCTGCTTCACTGTACCATTCTAACAGTTCTGGAGTATATAGCCCGGTGGCTACATTACGCTTGACGATTTCATATAGGTGTGGCACATCATAGCTGCCATAGACATCTTTGCGCAGCATACTGAGGCGCTGCTTGCCGGCTACGTATTGATAATTAGTGTGACCTACGTCTGGATTGTGCTCTACATCAATAAGATCTACCACTGCTCTAAGTGTGATATCATCGATTTCTCTAGTTGTGATTCCATCATAGAAATGTGGCTGTGCCTTAATTTCTATCATGCTTTGACTTACATCTGCTATACCTCTACATATTTTTGCGATTTGATTTTGCCATTTTTCTATTGTTAGGGTTTCTTTATTTCCACTTCTTTTTATTACTGTAATTTGTGCCATAGTACTCTCTATAAGATGATTCTTTTTTTAGGAAACAATATTTATTGAGAGATATAAAGCTGCTCTCTTTTCTTTTTTGAATATATTAACTTATCATCTTAGGATTAGTTATTATACACAACTATATTGGTGTGTCAATCACTATTTTACCATTAAGATAATACAGAATAAACGTAAGTTAAGCTAGAATTATATGTAGTATTTGTATTGGTGTAGATGATATTAATACAGGTTCCTGATACATCAAAGTCCGCAGAAAACCTTATATTAAGATCTTGGCTAGAGCTACCCACATAGTCATATTCGTCAGACAGTAACAAATCATTATGTGTGTCATCCACTGCTATATGAATGGTTCCTCTGCGCATCTGTGTTCCTGTACTTATTTTCAGCACGTATTTAATTTCTATGTTTGTTTCGCCTGAAAATGGTATTCTAAACGCTGTGGATGTGGTAGATGGGCTCAATGTGATAATATTTGAGCTGTTATTGCTAAAGTAAGTTGGGCCTTCTACTTCTGGATAGTACCTATACCCGTAGTTTGATCCAGCCAGGCTATCATCAATCAAAGAAGATGTTTGCTCATTATAATAGTTATTATAAGCTCTATCAAATATATCGTTTGAGCTGTAGTTACCCCTAGTAACAAATCGAATTATACTACTTCCATCTGCTGTAATAGCATTACCTGAGCCGTCGTTGCCCACGTTCATAAAGGTATTATTATTAGAAACATTGCTATAGCCATTTATAACACTAATACCGTTTTCTTTAATGTCATTAAAGTAACAATTCTTAATGATATTTCTTCTTGGCCCGTGCCTTTGTCCTATGGTATTGTTAGTATTTTGCCCAAAAATAACACCATATTTGGATTCTTTTATTTCGCAGCCTTCCCAGGTATTTCCTATGATATCGTGATCACTTACTATAGCGTATACATAACGCTTTACAATGACGTTTTTAAACTTATTATTTTTACAGGTAATCATTGAGCTAAAAGCCTGTAGGTTAAAAGCATAATTACTAGCTATTACTGGAATACTAGAATCTGCTCCAGCATACCAATCATAATTTCCAGTAATTTCCAAGTCTTCAAATACGCTATCTCTAACTGATTCCATTAAAAAGCAGGCATTATCTAGCTCGTTAACTTTTACACTGAAATTCTTTAAGGTTATATTTTTAGGCTGCTGGTTATAAACACCACTATCATTATAGTTTCCAGATGGTCCTGTAGTACCACCTATAGTAAAATTTCTAGCAGATGTGGTTGAGGTATCGTTAATAAAACGAAACACTGGTCCAGTGGTTCCGGTATATTCAAATATGGTCTTTTGTGCTCCGGCGCCAACAATGCTGACATAGCTAGGAATATAAATGGTGCTGCTAATTGCATAACGACCAGGAAGAAATTCTAAAGTTACACGCTCAGACTCACCGCCAACTTTGTTAGTAATAAAAAGGTTATCAATAGCGTGCTGTATTTCAGCAGTCATATCTTCGCCATTGTCCAATATTCCATATGAAAGGTTAGTTACTTTGAAGTCTAACCTATCTTCTAAAGATATTACAGTAGAGCTATTTGGATCTACAGAAGTTTGGATTAGAGGATTATTTCTTTTATATCTATATTGATTTACAAGATTTAAAAGATTATCCTTTTGAGTGATAATCTTAGTGTTACCGACAGCTGGACTTCCTTCGCTGACTGAACCACTACCTATGTAAAGTTCTTGTGTATCTATAGCCCAGGCCATTTCACCACTGGCTAACTGTGGAAGTCCTGTACCTTGATTTTTTTGACCACGACGTATTTGTATACGCGAAATTTGAACTACAGCCATAAAATATCCTCTTTTGGATATTTAGCTGATTTTATAGTATTCGCTTACCCTGTTACACCAGCGGTCTACCCACATATCAAAGTCTTGTGGTTTTAGTATAAACTCTTGGTACTCCATATCCTTACTGCACATTAGAATAACACCCTTGCGAATATTAGTACCGTGTACTTCATTATGTGCTAGAGCATAGGCGGTAAGCTGTAAGAAATAGTCTTCAATATATTCTTCTTTTTTAGGCTTATTAGTTTGTTTAAAATCTAAAATAGCCTCTTGGCCTTGATGAACACCTACGCAGTCAGTGGTCCCTGCATACAACTCTGGAAAATACAAAGGAACTTCATTACCCCAAACTTCATCAATTTTAAAAAACCCTTTATCAATTACAACTCTAGCCATATCTAAGCTTTGTTGGGCATATGGGTTTGTTACCGATTCTTTAAGTGGAATGCCTTTAATATGGTCTTCTAAGAACTTGTGCATTCTAGTGCCACGACCAGCAGCTTCGGTTACGATTTCTTGAGCCTTTTGTTCACCTACTGCTCTGCGCCATCGAGCAAGAGCTTCTCGAGCTTCTGCTGGTTTGGTTCTATCAAGTATAGTAGTTACACTTGGGACCTTATGGCCTTCGGGGGTAGAGTATAGCCTGCGTCCATTGGATTCATTTCGAGATAATGATTTATAAGTATATTTTTGAATAAGGAGAGTCATAATATAGTTAGTATATATTAGTTGACTCTAGCTGTCAACCTGGCTGCTGTAGAGTTTTTGTAGCAGCACGCTTGGCTGTACTCATTATATTATTTTGACCCTGGGTTTGAGTATTAGTTGGTTTGGCCTTAGTTTTTAACGTAATTCCTGTTGAATCAAACCTGTCTACAATTTTTTGCATTTGTGGAATACTATCAAACTCTGCTTTAAAAGTTTCATAGTCCATACGTATACCGCTAACATTACGCAGCATATTACTTACCTGGTCCCAGGTATAGGTAGCAACCTGATCTTTATTATTAGCCTGATTTCGCAGTTGTTGTAAGATGCGGATTAAGTTATCCGCACCTTCCATTACTTTTTTTTTGAACTTAACAGTGTGCCTAATCTACGACTGTATTCGATTGATTCGCGTTTAGCTCTGCCAGCTGGTTCCATTCCGCCAGCTGCTGGTTCAGCTGCGGCAAATTCATCTCCGGAAGGAAATTCCTCTGCGCCCATTGATGTAGGAGCCATCTCTTCGCCTGGAGCTGGTGTTGGTGCACCTTCTGAAGAGCCTGGTGCTTCTTCGCCTGTTAATACTGCTACTGCCTGTGCAAGTGTTTGACGATTGCCTTCTAAACAGGTATAAATTTCATCTAATGCAGGTTTAACTTTGCCTGCAAATTGCCCACTTACTTCGCTGCCTAATTCGTCTCTTATAGAGTCTACTAATTCTAACATGGTTTCAGATTTAAGAGCAGCAACATCTTCTAGCCAACCTGTAATCTTGTCAACCATATCTCTTGCGCTCATAATTAAAGCGGCCTTTTCTTCTTCGCCTTCACGTAGGGTTCTGCGACTTAGTGCAGAGCGTAGCACTTCCATTGCCTCTTCTAAGCTTTCTTTTTTAGCCATTTTAGTAGCTGTAGCATACATAACTTCTTCGCCTCTGTCGCCATAACGTTTGCCAAAATCGCCTTTAACTTTTTTCATGCCTTTGACATATTTTTCACGTTTTTTCTCTTCGCCTGGACTAAGGCTACGCTCTGAAATAGCTGTGGTAAGAACGTCTAAAAACATACGATCTTTGTGATATTCATTGCTTTCATATACAGCATCAAATTCTTTACTGCCTTCAAATTGGGCAATTTTATCCATTACACGATCACGAGCCATTTGTAGCTGTTCTAATGTAAAACTATCAAGATTTAGCTTATAGCCAAATTTCTTAGCCATACTCTCGTTTAATGTTTTGCTGGTTTTTGGATGCGAAAGGTCTCTAATCTGCATTTTTTAATTCCTAAAGGATCTATTTTTATTTATCAAAACTCATTTTTAAATTGAGCAGCTATTTCATCTCTGTATAAGCTAATACGTTGTTCACTAAGCTCTTTTCTATTAATTAATATATCTTTTTTCTCAATGCTTGCTGTGCGTTTAATTTGGTCTGTGTAAATTTCAACATCTGCAAGATTACTGTAATATTTTCTGTCTAAATCTTTTATGTTTATATATTTGCTAAAATCGTAATGATCGTAAAACTTGGCAGCAAGTAATGCGCTTGTTTTATTATGAAATTTTTCTATAACGTCGCCTGAGTATATATAGGTCAATTCCCAAGTTGATTTACTGTGTTTAATTCTATATTTTTTATATACAATACTTTTATCAGCTAATACTGTTACGGGTAAATTATTTTTTATTTCCTGTTCAATAAACTTTTTAAGTTCTTTAACCTTTGTAACCATTTGCCACTACTTTCGGATTATGTTCGCCTATTTTAGTTACCAAACTTTTACGAATCATACCCTCTATTGTGAATTGGTCGTGTTCTGGAAAACTGTTTAACGGTCTAGGCTGACGCAACCGAGGAAGCATAGCACGTTCCTCGTTGGTCATGAATATAGTAAAATGTTTTAATACTTCACTGACTTTCATCTTAGTCCTGCGATACGTAGCATAGCTTCTAGTTGTGCATCTTCTGTTGGTTGTGCTTGCGCCTGTCTAGCTCTGTTGAGTACGTCTTGATTTTTCACTAAAGGCAGTCTGTTAGCAGCATTTCCAGTAGCAGTGGTTGTTCGTATGGTAGGCTGTCCATTTCTAAAATCTTGAGCCATACCGTATGTTCCGTCTCCAGTATCATAACTACCTTGTGCTGCTGTCATTTGTCCTTGAGCATTTTTGGTCCCACTCATACTCAAAGGTCCTACATTATATGATGTAGTAGTATCTCCGGTAGATAAGTCTTGTTTCTGTTTTAGACCTCCAAATGTAGGAGTATCGTATGAAAGAGGCTTGCCTTGAGGACTATAAACTACAACACCAAATCCTCCTGAATAATGAATGTTCCCGTCTCTACCTATTTCTACTTTATCACCGTCGCCTAAATCTTTCTTTTGCCCTGGCTGTAATCCACTAATATCAGGCATTGGTGGTATATTCGGTCCTGCGGTTCCTGCTACATCTAATCTGTTCATACCTGTTTGCTTATCAACAGGCAACTCTGGTATTGTAGCTGGTTGTTTTGCTCCAGCTTCTTGAACCTGTCCATCACCATACTGACCTGTGGCAGCATCCATCTTGTTAAATTCTTTATCGTGTGCTTTGGCCAGCTGCATTGTGGTGGCTTCTATTTGTTGAATGCTAGTGGGAAGTGCCTTACCTAAATTAATTATAGAATTTTGATCAGCAGGTGCTAATTCGCTAAATTCTGGTGTTCTAACAAAATTATTAACTTCTACTTGTAAGTCTTTTAATACATCTGCTAATTGTGGGAAAAAGTGTATAAACTCTCCGGAAATATTCCTTAAGGTTCGAGCAAGATCTACCGTGCCGTTTGGCTGAGCCACTAATATCTTTTGCATATAAGCTTTAGACTGAGGATCGAGTTCAGGGTCATCTAGCATTCCTACTACTGTAAGGTCTGGTGGTATTTGACTAGCTGGTGCAGCAGTAGGAGCTGCGGGTGGTGCAGCAGTAGGAGCTGGAGATGGTTCTTCTTGTAGTCCTGCAAGTTTGCGTAGACGTTGAACTAGCAGTTTACTAATTTCATCGTGGTCTCCTCCACCGTGTATAGGACTTTGGCTATCACCCGGAGGAGACAGTGCATCTTCTGTGCTAACTACATCAGTGCCAGTTTTAATTTCATCCGTATCAGGAGCATCCATCTGCATTTTGCCATCTGGAGTGGGCTTTAATGCTGTTGAATCTATTTCTTGTGTGGTGCCATCTGGTTTGCTAATAGTAGCTTTTTTAGTAGCAGGATCCACTTTGGTAATTTTGCCAACAGGAGCACCTGTAGTTTCTTTAGTCTGAACTGGTTTAGTTGTAGGAGTAGTAGGCCTTGTGGCAGGAGTCGCTGTTGATCCTTTATCAGGACCACGTGTTCTTAAAGCTTCTGCATCAACTTCTGCCTGAGTTTTCTGTCCTGTAAGAATTGCTACTATCTCATCTTTTTTATAATCGGATCTTTGCTCTTTCACATCATCTTTCTTCTTAGGTGGAATGCGTGGTGCTATCATTGTTTCTGATTCTTTATCAGGATTGATATAGTGTCTATTATACTTACGGGCTCTTACGCCTTTTTTAAACTCACTTAATATTTCATCACGCTTCATTTTCTTTCCTTTAAACTTAGATTTTGATCTTCTAAGTCATATATGTGCTGCCTTAACTTGTCTATCCAGCCCTGTGTTCTTAAAACTTTAAAAGCAATATTTTCCACACCAAACTCGCCAGTAGTTTCTAATCCTGCCTTTCTTAGCTTGCTGATTTCAGACTTTACACTGTTAGCCTTGTCATAGTCTTTGGTCTTTAGTGCTAGCTTTATTTTATTTAAGTAATTTTCAACCTTTCGCTCTACATCGTCGTCGTTTATATTGGCTCGAACTAGTCCAGGCTCTTTAATCCACTGATCATCTAGCACACTGTATATACCAGCGCTGATGTGTTTTTCTTTGCTGCTCTGCACATAAAGTTCCACATCAATGCCTTTAATTTTGATATCGTGATTGTAGTTATATTGATTTTTCTTAGCATCAAATAGTGGCTTTAAATGAAATTCTGCTGCACTAGGAATATCTACAATAAGATGTAGGTCTAGGTCACTATGTTCAGTATAGGTATAGGCAGCATTGCTACCACTGATAGTAATATCTTTTAAGTTAAGTTTGGGGATATCTATAAAACGAGCAAAATTTTGTGCTATAAGTAGCAGTTTATATCTTACTGTGGCGTTTAGTCTATTGCCACTAAACAATACTGGGTTTAGTTCATTGTTAAATTGAACTGCTTGGTCTACTATACCTTCTTGAAATTCGTTTAGAAACATTCATAATTATCCGGCTATTAACTTAATTATCTTTCCTACCTCACCGTGTGTGAGATATCCAGTGCCGGCTAAAAATGCTGCTATAGCAATACCTAAGTAGGTGGCCTTTGTTTTGAATTTTTCAAAGCCTTCTAATTTGTCTGTATTCTTTTTTATAGCTGCTTGTAGATCTTTGTGTGCTTCTGCTGCCTCAGCTTTATTATCTTCTAATACCTGATAATATCTATCACGATTAGTTCGATATTCTACAAGCATTTCATCTAGTTTGGCATCTAATTGGTCCCTAGTGCGATCTAGACAGTCGTGGACATCCTTAAGATCAGCTTTTAAATCATCAACTTTTTCACCGATGTGCTGGACTTTAGTCTCAACAACACCCATACGTTCATCAATCGTAGTAGAAGACATCTTCGCTCCAAGAATAAAATTAATGTAGCCTAATCAATGCCTTATACTTGCCTAATGTTATATTTATTGTCTAAAGTCAAAAATTATGTTTCGTCCTAGCACAAATATCGGACGTTCAAATTTGACTGTTTCAGTTAAATTAGGTATATATGGAACAAACTCAAAGCTTTGTCTTAGTTTATAGATAGGATCACCGTTACGTTCGAACAATCCTTCTATTTCCATACGCCATTCAAAATACCAGCACTCTTGATTAGACATTCCAAAAATATCAGCAGGTATTTTTTTAGGAGCATAATCATAGTAAACATTGCCACTTAGGCTTATTACGTTAATTACAGTGTCAAAGTTCTGTTGCTGAAGCCTTTCAAGATCATTTCGACTACGGTAAGTTCTAGTTTCTGTAATATCAACTAAGGTGTAAAGGCTGTAAATCATCGGTAGTATTTAACAGCCATAAAAAAAGGCCTAGATAAACTAGGCCCTTTTATTACTAAACTGCCAATTAGCTAATGCTGTAGAAACTTTGTAGTTCTGTAACTGTTACTAAAGCAGTTGTTCCTGATCCAGTCAATACGCCTGCACCGCCAAGCACCATGTCTACACGACGTGCTACTGTATTAATATCTAATGCGTGTCCATCACCTACTACAACCATGCTTGTGCCATCGCTTTTGACATTGATGATTGCACCAGTTGTACCGATTTCACGTGCTGTTAGTTCGCCTGTTCCGTCTACACCGTCAGCAAAAGCAGTGCCTGGAACAATTTTAAATACTTTTAATTGTAGAGTGCTTGCAAAAGTATTACGCTGACCGCTAATACCATTAACTCTTGTAAATGTTGCCATGTTATTTCTCCTCGTTGGCTTGACCCACTCTCAATAGGCCTTTGTAATATTATTTACCAAAGTCGAAAAAAATCACCCTGATATGGTGTATTTTAGTGAAATAAAATTACTTCGGAGTCCAGCGTTTACGAGGCACCATTTTAACATTGCCAAACTTTTTGCCCGTGCCATAACGCACATAGCCTTCACCGTTAGTGGCCCATATCTCTCCACGCTGGTTTTCAACCTGGTCAATTATCTGATCCTTAAGTGTCATTACTTTAGTCACTAGGTTAAAGATAGCATCTAAAGCACCTTGGTTTTGTGCTAGTTTTTGCTCTATCTTGCCTTGCTTGGGTGTGCTTACCTTGCTGCTCTTAAGCCAGCTTAAAAAGCTCTGTAGTCCTAGGTTATCTAATTGTTTGGCCTTGGCAGTTTGATTAACATAGGTATATAGGATATTTTTAAGATCGCCTAGGCCAGGTGTTTCTTGTAAAAAGCTATCTATAAGTCTTGCGTTACTGGCTAGGTCCTGCTCTACTTCAACAATCTTACTGGTGTCTAGCTGTGTAGGATTAGTAACATAAACCGGCCCTTGCACAATAAGCATAGGGTTTTGATTAAACTGACTAAAGTCATCTAAAGGCTGTTGTTCGCTATCGTCCATACCGAATTCTGGAAAATAAGCGTGCCCTACTACCATAACCGTAGCATTAGCTATCTGCTGACCTAACGGACTCTTAGGGTTAACGTGATAACAGGTTTCGCTCTTAGGGTTAGGGCAAAACGTATAATTTCCCTCTGCATCAATCTGTGGCTTGCTTAGAAATAAGGCGTCTCCATAGACAAAGCCAACAAAATCACTAGGAGTGGCTTGATCAAAGATGTCATATAGTCCGGCAAACTGCTTGGCAAAAGCAATACGAGCTTGACGTTCTTCATCAGTTTTAGGATCTCCACTGCCATAGGCAATAAATTTTGCTAGGTCCTTGGCGTTATTGGTCTTGGCGCCCCTACTCCATCCATTATGACCTGCCAGTATTAAGGGGCCGTTTTCTATTTCTCTGCCCCAATAGATCTGTGGATTGCCATCCCATTTCATTCTGATGCTAGGGCTTGCCTGATCACTCATCATTTCTCTGATGTGTTCAAGAGCTTCTATAGTTCCTTGACTGCCATAAAAGAACACTAGGTCTTCTAAGTGATTAAAAGCACGACCTAGCTTTTTCGCTGTGTTTTCAAATATAAATTCTTTGGCTCTCATAGTATATCCAACATACGACGGAACCATTCGTTAGTTCCGACTCGAGCAGGCTGTGGGCGCTCTACCCAATTCTTGTCCTGCTTTACTAGAGCCAATAAGCTTCTAGCCTGATCTGGAGGTAGTGCCTGCATTATAGCTTCTACACTATCTATAGCATTACCGTCCTTAACTCCTAT